TTATCAAAAAGAAAGGAGAAAAGGTCGTGACTAGGTCACTTCCACGTGCCGATATCGACGAACCCGCTTGCGGGAACGAAGATATTCTTCTTCACGTACTTGATCCTATCGCGAATTGAGTAACCGTCTGACGACGGCTGAAAGAATTGCGACAAGACGGCGACTTCGTAATGCTTGAATGAGAACCGCAGTGACTGCGGAACCCACACGCTTACTGTCCATCCGTCCCATCCCCACTTCGCTCGCTTCGCCCACTCTCCCGAGGGAGAATGAACGCAGCTTGCGACGGAGGATGGTCCTCGTACGCGAAGGTGATCCGGTAGTCGGTGAACCAAACTACCCCAAAGCTTGCGAAAGCGACGATGACGATTAAAACCGTCAGCATAGCGACTAGCAAGCCGAGAGACTTGGTTAACCAGTCGAAGAGTTCCCGAAGCATTAAGCTTATCTTTCCAATAGATTGGCGTCACTTGGACGCCGTTAAAGTAGTCACCTCCGCACGACTCCCGAAAGGGGCCAGTAACGAATGACTTCTTACTATTCAGAATAAAGCCACATGCGTTGAGCAACTCAACGATTTCTGAGCTGGACGTTGTAGGGACGACTAGGTCGTCCCCGTATACGGAACATTCCGAACCGCATACAGACCAGCAGAGCGCGTAGAAGATTATACTCTCGAGTTCGAAGGTATAACCATTACCCATGCTAGACCACTTCTCGGCGGAGTGCCACTTCTTATCAAGGAAGTACATACCGCTTCGGAGCCGTTCTAGCGCGGCTACCCACTCAGCTGGCCATAGCAATCTCACCAGCTCATAAGCTACTGTATCACTGGCTGACTGCAGATCCAGAGTCGCCCAGTATCCCGTGAGGGACCCTAAGCGAGCGAGTGTTTGATTCACCGACTGATCGTCGAGATCCACACCCGCAGCGTGGAGTGCGCGCCGAAGCACGCGTCCCATGCCTTTCTGGTAGAAGACGTTCCACCGCGGTTCAACCGCTATGGTTCGCCTTGTCTTGCAGTCTTTGGGCACGAATGCGACCTTGTTACCCGGCACACGATCAGAGTGAACCGACCGCGTGTTGATGTCCCACTGGAACACAGTCCCCAACGATGAGTTGGAGGCCATGAAGTCCAGAAAAACGGAACATCCCCGAGTAACAGACCCAGGGTTGGCAAGTTTATTGTACGCGGCTGTAAAGCCAGCGTTCGTACTCAAGTCAGCACCGGGGCCGAAGCCGCAGTGGTCCAGGAAGTCGTACGGACTAAACCGTTTCAGCATATCACGGATTTTCCATCGCGCCCGATTTATTCGGGCTGCGACGCCGGGGGAAGCAAATGAAGCTGTCCCAGCCGAGATATGCCTAAGCAGCTCGTTCGTACGGCCGCACTGGGCCTCAGCGGCCCGAAAGCTATCCAACGCTACCTGCTTCTTATCAAAGGAAGTAGGCAACCACTCGCTCTTCTGAAGGAGTCGGGTGGCCTGATAGGCTCCGAAAAACCTATCGTCGTTGTCATAGTCTTCGGGAACCGCGCGAAGAGCGACGATGTCATCGTAGTGTCCGTACCGTAGCATGATGCAAACGGTCAGGGCACGCGGACAGTCGAGAAGAGTCAGAAGTTGCTGAGCAACGTCCAACTCATGGTTGGGCTGAGCCTT